GTAATTGTATCCATTTTCATTAATAAATGTTCCACCATTATCAAGAACAGCAAAACCTGTAGAATGTGGGTCTATTACGTCAAAACCACTATTGTCTACTACACTACTATTAAGTGCTCTACTATGATCGTTCCCTGCAACTAGACCTCTTGTAGTATCGTAGCACATAAAGTCACCTCCTGACCCTTGTACTATTACAAATTTTGGTCCATTAGAAAATCCACAGTCAATAATCTTTGACCCATCTGTAGTTCCATCACCTGTGTATGACCCAACTTTAGATACACCTGGAGCAGTAGCAAATAAATATGCTATAAAGTTTTGTCCATTTGCATTACCATTTGCAGCATTTCCAAGACTAAATACACTAGCAGTTGGTGCAGTGTTATTCCATATTTGTTGTGCTATTACGCCATCTGAAGATGTGTAAGAATCCCCTGTATTTAATAAACTGTATGCTTGATTTCCTCTGTCTTTATGGTAAACATACCATACACCCCCACCTGCATCTCTACCTTTAAGCCAAATCATTTCAGGTGCAACACCAAGATTGTGAGCTATAGTACGTGGAGTTGTTGTGCTACCTGCATATGTTACTACATCAAAATAACTTGGTGCTCTTCTCCACATAGGGGCTACTATATTTGTGCTTGTACCACCTAATTGATCGTTACCTGCACCATTCATAAAATCCCATTCCATATTGCTTTGGTTATATTGCTCACCACTACTTGACGTAGTTAACCCTTTTATTCCAGTTTTACGAGCATAAATTTGAGGATAAGCACTACCACCTAATGTTCTTAGTCTCATCTTAGCATCTGTTTTAAATCCTGAAGTAGTAGCTGGACCTGCTGCTGATTGTGTGTCAAGTGCAAACACATTACTACTATCTGTTGGTACAGCTAATGGCCCTCTACGTATAGCCATATATATATAGTCATACCCACTATAATTGTACCAGTTTTCGTTACGTGTAAGTTTAAAACCTTTGTTTGTTATACCTACTGCATGATAGGTATCTGTTTCATACTCTGCACTATTACTACTTATTGTTAATCTATTTGTTGATGTATCAGAATAAAAACCTCTCATCTCATCAAAAACATTCCAAGCTCCTCCTGAACCACTACTACTTGTTTTTTTGATAATTACAAGTTGTGGTTCAAACCCAAGGTCAATTTCCTGTTCAGTGCTTCCCGATCCAGTATAAGTTCCACATTTAATAATATCTTGATCACTGTTTGGGCCAAACGTACCGTCATTATTATTATGTGCAAATAAATATGCTACGTAACTATCACCGTCTTCATTGACTTGACCATTATTTCCAAGACTAAATACACTAGCTGTTGGTGTAGTATCATTAAAATAACCACTATCAGTATAAGCATAGTCCTGATTATTAAGTTTTAGATGTTTTGTTGCGCCTGTACTACGATGATAAACTGACCAACTTTCACTTCTAGAAAGATTTTTAATCCATATCATACCTGGAACTGATCCTAGTGAATGGTTAATAGTTCTAGCAGAACCCGTTCCAGTATATGTAACAATATCAAAAAAATTAGGGGACTTGCGAAATGTCCAAGAGACATATTCAGTACCACTATCATTGGTAAAACCCCCACCAGAATCTAGAGTGTATCCATTTGAGTTAAACGCAGTTACTTCATTAGTGTCCGTAGTATTTCCGTCAGCATCGTTTGAACTTATTCTAACTGATGTGCCTCTTGCTGTGTCGTACATAACATAGTAATCACTTGCACTTCTAGCTTTAGTCCAAACTAAACCACCTTCGCCACTAAGGTCAATGCCATTGGTGATCGTTTGGGCAGAACCAGTTCCATCATACAAAAATATGCTAAAAATATTATCTATATCTAAAGGATCACTACCTGCTGCAGCCATCATTAACTTTTTAACATTAGTCATCTTATATTATCCTAAATTTTGTCCTGCTGTAAAACCATACCAATTACTTCCACCATCATGTGTATAAAATACAAACTGATCTATTGCATTAGCAGTACTAGTAAGTGTTGGTACAGTTGAATTAGGCCAATCAATAGTTGTAGGCCATGAAATTGTATAACCACTAGCAGAACTATCTTGTATGACTTTCAATGAAAATCCATAAGCTACACCACTTGTGGGTGGATTATTCCAATTGAAAGTAGTGATATTTTCACTCAGTGTCAAGGAAAATACATTTCCTGCTTCACAATTAATTGCTGCTGTGCCGCTTGAGGATGATATAGTAGCAAAGGTTTCATTGTAAGAGTCTGCTATAATTTCACCAGTGATGTCAATATCACCTGTATAATTTGCACCTATTTTTGAATCTAGTTGTGTTTGTATTGCAGATGTAACACCATCTACGTGATTTAATTCTGTAGTACTTGCTGTAATACCATCAAGAGTGTTTAGTTCTGCTGTAGTTGCTGTAACACCGTCTAGTATGTTTAACTCTGCACCTGTGGATGTAACTGCTGTACCACCAAGAGTAAGACCACTTGTTGTTATAGTTATATTAGCTGAACCATCAAAGTTAGCTGCACCTGCAGTTATACCTGCAATTGTAATTGTACGTGCAGTTGTTAGTGTATTTGCTGTAGTTGCAACAATAGAACCCGAACCACTTATACTACCATTTACTGTAAGATCACCTTCTAATGTGCTATTACCTGATACGGCTAAAGTTCCCACATTTGCAGTATCAATAGAGCCAGTATCAATATTAGCAGTGCCATCAATATAGAGATCTTTCCACTCGCTGCCACTAGCACCCAAATCATAAGTGTTATCAGCAGAAGGAATAAGATTTGAAGCCACATCAGCAGTTACCGTTACTGTATCAGATGCTGCATTACCAAGCGTAGTATTACCATTTACTGTAAGATCACCTGTGTTAGTTTGATTACCTGCAACAGCAAGTGTGCTTGATAAAACAGTTGCACCTGTTACACCTAAAGTACCACCTACTGTAGCATTAGTAGCTATAGCTGCAGTACCTGCCATATGTAAATCTTTATACTTTAAACTACTACTACCAAGATCTACAGTATTATTTGTTTTAGGACGCAATAAAGATGTAGTTACAACAATATCTTGTGATGGACCTACTACTGTTATGGGTCCACCTTCACTAGCTGTACCATCATGAGTATGCCCTGAAGTAGAACTAAAGGCTGCTACTACTCCGTTAAACTCATTGTCTAGATCATCAGCATCAATAACATTACCGTTAGCAATGTTGTTTGATGTGTCTATTCTTATATAACCTGTACCCATAAGATTTCCTTACTGTCTATCATCTGTAGCAAACTCAAAGATTGCTGTGTCTAATAAAAATGAAGCATCTGAACTTTTGTCTTCAATGCGTATTGCTACTGTTTCCCCTGATCCAACAACTTGATTTTTATAACTTTGTGTGCTAGGTGCTCCATATACAGCAGTATTATAAAATGTAGCATTATCACCAAATACACCTGCTGTACCACCTGAGTCTGTAATAGCAAAAGTTGGTGGTTGTATCTGCCCTGTTTTATTTTGATTAAATTTAATACCTGCATTAATATTAATAGCACCACTAGGCTTGATGTAAAAATCTAACTTATAAAATGTTTTACGTATTTGAGGATCATTGATAGGCATGAATGGGGATTCGTATATAGCATCTATACTCTCTCCATCTAAGCTAGTGCCTTGATCCATTTTGTATACGTACCCATCATTGTTAGCAAAAACACGAAGCTCATCTTCTCCTATAAATTGTGAATCAGCTACATTTACTTTAAAGCCTTGAAGAGTTGCCCATTGAAAACCTTGACCACCTTGATCAATAAACTTAGTTCCTAACACGCCCTTAGATATTTTTGATTGTTCACCATCAACATATGCAAAAAGCCTGTATTGTGCTTTAGCTCTTATAACCATACTACAAAAACTAGTGGCATAATTCTGTAAATTATTTACTGTAGGTCTTATATTTTTTGAAGCTACATCAATACCAAAATCACCAATGCGATCTGTTGAGCTTAAGGTTCGTAATCCATCAGGACCAAGAAACATAATATCTGAACCAACTTCTTGAATAGTATCAGCACTTAAGCATCCTAAGTCTTCTGTAATCGGACTAACGTTAAAGTCTGATTTGGTGGTTCCTGTAAGACGCATAATCTTATCTACTGCAAATATAATTAGTTGATCTCGAAATACTACTAAACCTTTTATTTCGGAACCTATACTAATACTACCTGCGCCATTTCCACTGGTAAAGTCGGTAGGGAGGAAGGGAGCACTAAAAACTAATTCAGTGCCTACGCCAAAAAAGATAGTATTTTTAAATCTACATACGTGGCTAGCACCTTCGACAGCATCATTATCAGACGAGCTTGTTATATATGTTAAACTATTTGCTGAACGATCATATACAGCAGGAAAGTTAACACCATCAACAAAATATATTTTGTATGCGTTGCTAAAGTTAAAACGAGTCTGCCTTACTTTAGTAAAGCTAGTATTAGCTGCAGTTCCTAGAGAAGCCCAGGCAGGACTAGAATCAGTAGCATTTGCTATAAAATAAGTACCACCTCGTACAGCTATAACTTTTTGATTACTATCTTGCTGAACAATAGCCAAACCTTTTACTGCTCCACTACCTGTCAAAGCAGCGTTAATAAACTTGGTGTAGCCGCCTACTTTTTTGTAACCTCCATCAAGAGAAGGTTCAAAGTTTTGTAATTGATTAGCTGAACCCACATTATTAAGACCTTGTTGTAAGGGGCTAAGGTTTGTAATCAATCCACCAGTAAAAGGTACAGGAAATGTTTGCCACTGTGTAGCCATAGTTATTAAACTCTTAAGCCAGAAGATTTTCTATTTAAGACAGTTGATCGTACATATTCATATCTGTTTATGTATAAGCTACGCATGTATTTAACACCTGTCTCAAACTTACCTTGAGCGATTTGTGAAGCTTGAGTATCACCCCTAAACTGATAAGCATAAAACATAGCACCGTCTACTATGATATGTTTAAATTCAAAAGGAACGTTTGGTACATCATCATGTAATTCAAGGGATACAGGATTGCGATAGTACTCGTATATTAACTCGTATGCTTTATCGGGAGTAGGTAGAAGAATAAATTCTTGGCTAGGTGCACGTACTACATTAGTAGGAACTGTTCTCATATCTGAACTAGAGTTATATTCATAATCAACGTGTTTGTCAAGGTATTCCTGATAATCCATTGATTTTAATTTAGTAGTGCCAACATCTAATGTCGTGTTCTTTTTAATACGGAAACTATTTATATCAATAAGTTTAGCGTCCGTAGGATAATCATAACGAGTAACACCAGCAGTAAGAGTTTCCTCTTCTAATACATGGTTCCAGGGCCAGTTATATTCTTCATGATTAATATGACGTAATGAAGCATTTACAGAATCCTTAGCTGTATTATAAAAACCTGCAGCAGAGGCAAAGTTGGTGCTGGATAATTCTACTTCGTTTAACCTACGATTTACTTCGTTTACAAGTCCTATAAAATTATATGCCATTACTTATTCCTTACACGTAAACGAACTTTACGTTCTACTACTAATCCATTGGAATCTGCTATTCTACAATGAAATTGATATTGTATGTTATTGCTACCTGAACCTAAACGTGCTGTAGCAATGCTGTCTGTATTTGTAGCTGATACTAATTGTATGCCATTAACAAGCTGACCACTAGGAGTTAGCTGTGTTTTTACACCATCTGCATCATCAACAAACCATGTAACACTGCTAATAGTTGCACCACTAAGAAAGCGTGACCAATCAATACTATAATCTATTATTTCATCAGGGTCTTTGTTAGGCCATTTAAGAGACATTATTATTATTCCTATGCTGCGCGTACATA